ACACTCCACCACGTCTTGTCAAGTGTTTTTTATCGTAATACTGAAATTTTTCAGACGGTATGGGTACGCTATCAGGATCGGATGGATCATTGTAGTACTGTGCTCGAAACTGAGTCCGGTCAAGGTACTGTCCACGCTTCTTGGCCAGAATGGCTCTGTCGAAGCCGAACCATTTACCATCGGCTCGCTTACTCCTCGGCCAGAGGAACTCTCCGGTTCCGTCTCCATTGTCCTCCACCTTTCGTTCAAAGACTTCATAGATGGGCTCTTGTCCAATAATCGAACCCTCGTCATCATAGATGTCTTCGGACATCTGAATCAGATCATTGTACAGGTCTGCCGGATGGTAGCGCGTACCTACGACCCACTCCTTCGCCTCAGTACCTTCGATAGAAGAAAGCAGACTGTATTGCCGCTGGACCTTATCACGTCCTTCCTTGGTATACGCATTCTCATATACAACCACATCGTCCAGCACAGCGATGTCACAGTGAAGACCAGTAAGAGAAGTAGTAAGGCCAGCAGTAAAAATAGACGGATCACGAATATTATGGAGTAGCCGGTCAGGGTGATCCAAGTAGATTTCGCCAGCAGCCCACTTCGTTCTTTTCGCTTCATCCGGGTGCACATGTTTAGGCCAGTAGGTTCTGAACGTATCGCTCGTCAGTATGTTCTTGATGAACCCCAGCTGTTTCTCGGCAAGGTTGGAAGTCGCAGAAATATACAGGATCCTGAGCAGTGGATTCTTTGCCAAGGCCTGTGCCACTCGATAGCCTACGAGAGCAGACTTCATGTGGTCACGAGGAAAGAGAACCAGCTGGTGTGGCTTTGCTTCTGACCGGTCCCACCACTGGATCAGCTCCTCGTGGCACTGACCCAGCATACGCTCCGGCGCTACGAGACGGATGAAGACAGCAAGGTCCGCCTCTGCTGCTAACCGGATTTCGTCCTTGGTCATTTGCAGGTCTCTCTTGCCTTGGCTCGGAGGACAGCGTAGTCATCCATGAAACGAACGAGGATAGATCCGGGAGGCAGATGATCCATCTCGTTAGCCGCCTCGATCTGCTGTTCGGTAGAGTAGGGTACAACCTGAATGCAGGTAGACTTAGAAGTTACCGTCGTGCAGCCGCTTAGAAGCACCATCAGCACGAGCCACGTTGCCAGCCTCATCAATCCTATCCCTCTGTTCCAGAGCCTCTTCCTGAACTTCCTTGATGACTGCATCCTTGCCAGACGCTCTGCCATTCAGATAGGCAGCAATGGCGAGGAAGGCACCAAGGATGTACGGCCAGTACTCAGTTACGACAGACGTAGCCAGACCCAGAAAATCCATTAGTGAACTCCCCTACGACGATCCATCCACCTGTTGATGAAGTAGCCCACGAAGATGACACCGAGCACAACGATGACATACTCCTTCGGGATCAGCTCAAGCTTGTCAGCGACGAGGGTGGCAACACCTGCAAAGGTCAGTCCGTTGGTCTTGGAGGACGAGAGGGGCTTAAGCTCTTCTGCCTCGACCTGAACCGGAATGTCCCCCCCTATGGTTGGCAGGTCGGAGAGGAACATCTTCCTTTCGTCTTCTCGTCTGTTAACCAGACCCTGAACACTAACCTTCTGTCCATTGACAGTTGCCTTGTTCCACCACGTAATTGCCTCAGCCGCGCCTTCCTTGTCCCCGGCATTGATACGCTTCAGGACAGTAGAACCGAGGAAAGCACCCACACCAATGTTGAAGGTCAGGGAGAGGATGGCAGCCCACTCCCCATCAGACAGAGTCGGCTTGATCTTGCCGGCAATAGCAGTGTAGGCAGAAGTCAGGTCCATATCAAGCAGGACCTCAGCCTCTTCCTCGTCAATCTCGTTCGGGAGATCCGGGCCAGTGTGTCCGTAGCCGATGGTAGGAATACCGGCCACATCGTTATACTTCTGTAGACGCAGGCCTTCCCATCGCTTGATGAGTTCCTTAGCCTTATCAAAGTTCATGTGCTTTTTACCTCTGAAGAACGTACATGGTACCGGCAGTCCAGGTGCCAGTAGCACAGACATGTCGAGCGTAGTCCACTGCCCCACCAGTAAGGACGCCACCACGAGAGATAATGTTGGCGTTACCACGGATAGCTTGGAAGGTAGCAAGAGTTCCGCTCTGCAGACCTTGGAACGAGACAGAAGGATGACAGCTGCCAGTACCAGAAGACAGGTTCACACCCGTCTCGGATGCCGACCCACCTGAAGGAGTGTAGACGAAGCTGTAGCCAGAAGCGATGTACGTGGATCCGCCATCAATGGACAGAGCCAGTCGAGCATCGGTTGCGAGTGAACGGGTCTGACTGTCAATCCAGACAATCATCTCGTCCCCTGTGACAGCCCACGTAACGCTAGACTGCCCAGTCAGATCAATCGTGTCCGTCAGATCGAAGGCCGTCGCAGGAAACGACAGATTGGCCTGAGTATAAGCCAGTATCTGAGTCAGGGTCCGGTAGGCCGTAGACCCAGCAGGGTGTTCGGAAGTATCCGCAGGATCGAGGATAAGATACTTCTCACTCCCCGCAGCTCCCGGATTTTTAGTGACATCAGAAAAACGAGGCATTTACAGCTCCTGTTGGATAAGTAGGTCAGTACCGGACTGTGACAGCAAAGTGGTACCATCTTGTGCAAGCAGTGCAGCTTCTGCAGCATCAACCTCAAGGAACAACGAGAAGAGAGGAACTCGGTGATCCATGACACGTCTACGCAGACGACGACTTACGTCCTCTAGTGAACTGTCTATGATGGCATAGAGCTTGGAGTTCCGAACTGCGATGCCCTCGTCCAAGGCCCCTGCCACTGCAATGAGCTTGGAGCTACGGACTGCAATACCCTGATCCAAGGCACCGGCTACAGCCTGCAGACGAGAAGTGTTGATGTACTCCCGGTCATCATTCAGACCGGACGAGAAGGCAGCAAAGATTGCAGAGTGCCGAGCATCCCCACCAGTCGTAATAGTAACTGTCGTAGAGGCACCCTTGTCCGGCTTGATGCCATGCCACGAGGAAAGGCAACCACCGTTGGCAGCAGAAGACTTATGCTCGGAACTCCAAGACCATTCATTGAACGGATGGAAGATGGCCTTGTCCAGATCCACATCAAGATCCAGAAAGCCTGAGTCAATATCCCCGCCAGAAATCGAGAGGGTATTGTAGGGACGAGCACCAGAGAACATACCGACAAGAAGCTGACCATCCGCAGTCGTGGTCGGAATGCCCTGAGACATGGAGACACTATTAGCCCCCATTGTCGAGCTGGAGGAACCAACGAGAGTGAAAGTACCGCCATTGGACCTATAGGCCTTGATGGACCCGATACACAGGTTACCACCCACCCGCGTCCAAGTCAGGGCAGGGGCGCCCCCACCCCGAATGATATAGGACATGTGGGCATTGGAGATGGAAGCAGTAGTGTCGTTGGTGGCATTGCCTGAGGTCTCGGCAGCAATGTTGGTCCAACCTGCGGGATCGGTAAAGTGTGCAGTCCCACGATAGGCCAGCGTAGCCACGAGAAGATCACCAGACGCTACACCTGCAGGTTCGGCAAGAGCAACGTTACCCCCTGCCGTATTGACAGTGTCAATCCCTTTTTCTATGAAGCGGAAGGACATTCGTTACGTCCTTGACCTGACACCGAACTGGGAAGAGTTAAGGTCTGCCTGAGACCACGTAAGACCGTCTGCTGGGTTGGTATCCCAGACATATTGAACAGGACCCATGCCAGACGTAATGGCGAGGTCCGTGGAGGCGTACTTCACACCGGATACCCTCATGAGGCTCCTGAGGTTCTGTGGGCCTGTAGAGCCATTACGAGCTCGCATGGCATGCACTACAGCCCTTACCCTCTGTCCAACGAAAGCAGCAGGGACTGCCTCCTTGGTATGCAGCTCGTCGTCATTGGCAGCAGTGGACGAGATGAAGTCAGCTCCCAGATCCTTCTCGTCAATATCCTGATAGTCACCAGACCAATCCGTCGAAGCTCCGTTGCCATTGGCATACAGACCGACAGGGATCAGATCCCTAGTATCTTCACTGGCGAGGATGACGGACGAGATGGTAAGACCCGAGGCAGCAGCATTGTTGTTGATCGGGTTGTTGAAGGAGACCCTGTCAACCGTAGTGGCTGCGGTCTGTACGGTATTCATGTCACCAGTATCGAAGATCAGGACATCATCCCGCCAGATCTTGAACCGACCAGTCGAACCATGCATGATGAGCTGGAAGTCATGCACATACTCGACAGAATTGCTGACAGAACCAATGTTGAGATCCGTGCCGATAGTCACGTAGGCAGAACCATTCCAGTACTCCGCCCTCAGATACTGGTTGGTGTTGTTGTACCTGCGAAGCTGGAAGAGAGCATTGGAACGAGAGTAGCTGGTAGAGAAGATACGGAAGACCCAGTTGGTCACAACGGAGGCAGCACCCACGTTCGTAATGTTGGTAGATGCATTGTAGACCTGAGCAAACCGACCCCACAGGGTAGAGACTCCGGTATTCAGATCCTGCACTACCTGACCGTAGTCACCGAGAAGAACACCCTCCTGAGCCCCCGCCCCCAGATTGGAAGTGGTAGCGACACCAGTAGCACCAGTGAAGTCTGCAAGGCCTGAGCCTGCAAAGAGAATGCTCATTAGCTGAACTCCGCAATGAAGCTGATGGCGATATTCTCGATGGTGGCATCTGCAGTAGCCGGAGCCACTACCTTGAGAATATCTCCGGGGGCAAAGGATCTCTGAGCAGACGTACCAGTCGTAGCCAGCACACCGACATAGGATCCATTCGAGAACGTGATGGTACCGATCTCCGTACCGTTCTTCTGAACCGAGAGAACGAAGTCAGACGTAGGGTCAGTCTCCACACGAGCATAGGTACGAGCAAAGTTGACAGGGAAGAGAAGGTTGAACGTAGCAACATACATGTAGAGAGTCTCATCTTCCACTGGCGTACCCGAGATGAAGATGGACTTCTCAAACGAGAAGTTGGAAATGGAGTAGCTGATCGTACCCACATTGATGATGTCATTGCCGCCCATATCCAGATCGGCAGCCATCGCATTGGGAAGCGAACCATCACGAGACAGAACGAGAAGGAACTGATCGTAGATAGCTTGGAAGTTGTTATTGATCAGCTGGGTCGAACCATACCCCGAGGTGATCGTCTGCAGTGTAGGCTGTTTGGCCATATCTAACCCTTCACTAACCTAAGGCCGATCCTCTCGGCATCTCTCTTGATCTTCTCGTCTGCCTGAAGCTTCTCGGCAGCTACCCTCTTCATTTCTTCCTTCTCGGATTTCTTCATACCCTTGAACCCATACTCGGCAAGATACTTGAG